ATCATCGATAGAAAAATTTTTTTCAAATACTGTAGTTCCAGAAGTAGCCATTAAGTATTACTTCCTCCACTATGAAAAACTGTACAACTTGTTATTTGTTCTGTTGTAAATCCAACATGAACATCACTTTTAAATAATATTCCATCACCTGGCACATCTACTTGATAAGAATCTACAACAGCAGGGCTTTTAATTTTTATCTTAATAGTTCCCGTTGCTCCGCCATCTCTAACAACTAAATCTCCAGATGTTGCTGTATTTGTAAAATATATTCCATATACTCTAGTTCTACCACTTTGAATAGTAGTAGCCTCAGCTTCTGTAAATGTGCTGACTACATCAACCATAATTTAACTCCTTATCCTGCTGATAAGCCCGGACCCGAATACTTATCTGTTAATAAAGTATATGCTGAAACATTTGTTTTAGTTTTACAAAAAATTCCTTTTGGAAATAAAATTCCATCTTCAGGAAAAGATATATTAATTACATCTCCCTCAGGAACATCAAGAATAAGTAATGTTGTTCCAGTGTTAGAAGTAGTTGTAAGTTCTAAAACGCCTGCACCACTACCATCAGAAGCAACTATAATTCCTCTTAGTCTGATAGGTTGTGCAACAATTGCAGAAGCACCTGCTGCTGCAGTAGATCTCGTAGCTTGTATGTCACCTTTTGATGCCATTTATTTTTCTCCTTAAATTTATGTGGGCCCAAAGGCCCACACTAAATTGTTATTATGCTAGGTCTAATGTTTCTGTAAAAGTAAATCCAACAAAGGTTACTGTTATAGAAGCTGCTGATAAACCTGGATCAGCCATTGTCACTCTGATTTCATCAGGTGTTAATGGAATTCCTGCAGTAGTTCCTGAACCACCAGATCCTACACCTGCAACACCGTTGCAAGCAAAGATTTGAGAAGTAACTGCACTTGTTGCAAGAACTGCACCATCTACATATGCGTTAGGGTCACCGGCTGTTCCAACATCTGTAATATTCCCACCTGATGTTGTGATTTGATTATTTCTAATCACACAAAACATTGGAATAAAGTTTGCTGGAAAACCAATAGCCGCTTCATCACCTGTAGTAGCACCGTTAGCAACTGTTACAGTTGCTTGGTAAGTTTTCATAACTACACCAGTTGTTGCAATACTGTTAAGAAGTAAAGCACCTGCTTCTTTTGAAGCATCAGCTGTTACTGAGTTACCACCTGTTGCAGAATGTAAATCTGCATGTTTAGTAACTACACCAGTTGTGCTATTTTTAGTTACTGATTCAAAACCATTCTCCGATCGGACTGGTCCTGTAAACGTAGTATTTGCCATAATTATATCCTCCTAATTTCCGAACATAGTCTTTAGGCCGTCGACTATACGCGTCTATGCTCTGATTTTAATTGTATAGTAATTATTTTATATACTAGTTTTTAATAGAGTGCAAGAGAGCCTGTAATGTGGAGTGGATTTTTTCCAACGATGTAGCTTTTTATTAAGTAGCTACAGAAACTTGTGGAGCAGCGGCATCAACTTTATTTTGCAGATGAGCTTGTTTAGCTTCTGCAGCTTTTATATGTTGAACGATCTTACGAACTTGATCGTCGATCCTTACCATATTGAGAGTATATCTACCCTCGTTAAGATGCTCTTGCTTCCATTTTAGGTCCAGGGTTTCCTTCTCTTTGTAAAGATCCTGGATGTGCGGTTGCATCGTCATTTATAACCTCCTCATAGGTTATTCTGTATTTGTCTGAAGCATATACATTTGCTCCGACATATTCCCATTTTATAACATTTTCTCCTAGTTTGTCAACTATGGCTTGTTCAAGGGAAATAGGATCATCTTCAGATGATACTTCAAATTTTGCGTAGTGATCGTATGCGTTTATTGTAACTATAAATTTTTTCATGAGTCTTTCTTCTTACTTTCTAAATGAGGCGGAACTATGTTCCGCCTCAAATAATTAGTTATTATACACCTTCAACGCCGAAGATACCTCTGTAGTCAGAAACTCCGAAAGAGTATCTTTCTCTAGCTTTGTATCTTACGTTACCAGTATCGAAGTCACCTTCCATAGCAGTCTTAATAGGTGCTCTGTCAAAGTACTTCATACCATTTGGTACGTCAGTGATAATGTAGAACGCATCTGGATCTGTTAAGAAATTGTTCACTCTGTAACCTTGAGGAACCATTCCCATAGAAACGATTGCATTTACATCATTGTCTGCTGTTCCAACTCTACCTTGAGATTTCATTAATCTCTCAGCTGTGAACTGAAGCTCACTAGGTACAATCATTTTAACACCTCTTGCAGCAATTTTCAGACCTCTTTCGTCTGTCATTGCAGCAATGTCGATTAAAGATTGCTCTAATGAAGTTTCGTTCAAGTCAGCTTGGTTAGCCAAAGTGTTAGCAACTGTTCCGGCAATTGTTGGGTGAGAAGTGTTAAATAAAGAAACACCATCTCCTGAATCAAAATTGTCGTTAGTTGGTAAACCTTGAATTAGTGGTACAACCGACTTAACTTGTTTAGTGTTCGCCATAGATCTAGCTAATGCTTTAGTATATCTGCTAGCAAGTCTGTCATACAAGTTATCCTCAATTGCTTCTTCTGTTATCGCAAAAGCAAGAGCCACAGTTTCGTGTGTGTATCTTGCAGTGTAAGTTTCTTGAGCATTGTCAAAAGCAACTCCACTTCCTTCTGGTTTAACATGAGCTTGAGCAAAACCTGATAACATTACTTCCTCTTCAAACGCTCTGTCTGAAGATTCTGTAGCATATATTTCAGCATGCTGATTCTCATAACGTTTATATTCCAGGCCGAATAAAGCATTCAATCCTGGCTCTAGTTCTTTAACTAGTTGTCCTCGTGATATCGCCATAATTTATCTCCTTATTCTTATACGTTACCTAGTGTTGATTTTAAAGCATGTTCGTTGATCGTTACAACAAAGTTTACGTTCGATGAACCTAAATCGTCGTTGGCTGGATCTTTAGAAACACCAATAATTCTAAGTTGAGCAGATAAAGTATCATTCATTGTACTGTCATCTAGCTCTACTTTAGATACATAGTTAGCAGAATCGCCAGCTGTGTATAAAATATCAGCGTTTAAGAACACGTCTGTTTGTGCTGATGCAAGCGTATTGTCAGATTGTATTTCAAATCTTTCATACGGATCATCAGAAACGAACGCAACAATATCACTAGCTACTACTTGTTCGTAGTGATTTTGAAACGTTGGTTTTTTAGTAGTTGAGTTAGTATAGAACACACCATTAAGTGTACCTAATAACTCGTTACCAGCTGCTGCCACACCTATTGTTCCAGTATTTAAACATTTAACTGGATCTTGAAAATAGATAGTACCCGCTTGGTTACTTGCTATTGAGTATTCACTTAAACCTTGGTTGTCTCTATTCTGTCCAACTTTACCTATAGCTCTCAATCCGAAAGCTGCGTCTTTATTTGACATAGTTGTTGTCCTCCTTAGACATTGTTAGTTTAAGTGTATTCTTGTTGGTTTAGAATTCTTTAAGATTTCTTAGAACCACCAAAAGTTACACGTGTCTGTCTATCAATATTGATAGGCATACTTGGGTGCTGTTCCTTCATAAGATCGTTGTCTACTGCATCAACATTTTCTTGGGCCTGCTTTTTATAGTAGTCCGCACGTTGTTGAGCGATCTCATTCGGTACCCTTGCCAGCACAAGGCCACCAACTCCGATTACTCCCTTGTATTTGCCATCTTCAACAATTGGAAATTCTGAATCTGGATATTCATCAGCTCTTACTAATTCGTATCCTGATCTTATTCTTCCTTGAATATTTTTAGTATCTTGGAAGCCTAATGATTCAGCTCTTAGCCATCTATGTTGAAATCCTGTTGGCGCAGGGGGTGCATCTAAAGATGATGGTGGAGTCCAAACTTTTTTCTTAGCTTCTTTTTCTCTAGTTTGACTCGCACGAGAAGTTCTTTTGTCGTTATTATTTTCCATATGCTTATACCTCCTTCGTGATTTTCAATTGTTTCGCATATTCTTCTAGTGGCACACCTAATTTTTTAGCGATTGCTACCTGAGAGGATGTGAGTCTCACAGTCTTGCGACCAGTATTTGTACTTCGCTTCGCACTAGCTACTGTTTGTACGGGTTTGGCCGAAACTTCCCCTTTATCTGATGTAGTTGTATCAAATTTGTGTGGGAATTCAAGTCTAATTCTTTTATCAATCTCTTGATAATATTCATCAGTCTGTGGGTCAAAACCTTCCTTCTCAGTAAGTGTCTTATGTAGATCAAATGCTGTATAAGTCATAGCATTATCAGTACCAAACCAACTATTTTTAGCTGCCCATGCTTCCGCTTTTGGATCTGGAGCAGGGTTTGATGCTGTTTGTTTTTGATCTAATTTAAGCTCTGGTTCTGCTTTTTTGTTTTTCTTAAACTCTTCTTGAGCCACTTTCGTCTCTTCGAGTTTTGCTTTTTTATAACCCAATTCAGATATTGCAGTTAAAGCTTCTGCTTCAGCGGATAGGTCTTGTGCTTCTCGTGCCGCTGCAAGTTTAGCTTGCGCTGCTTGAATACCTGATGTGATACTATCTTCTGTAGATTGCAAGTATCCTGGTTCAAGCTTAGAGATTTTAGCTTCTGCTTGCTCTTTTAATTTAATTTGAGCTTTTGCATATTCAGTAGCTTCATCTGCTTGTCTTTGTGCTTCTCTCCATTTATGAGTTAGTTTAGCTATTCTTCTTTGTACAGATTCACTGTACTGTTCTAATTCTTTTTCTTTCTCTTCTTTTGGTTCTTCTTTCTTTTCTTCAACTTTAACTTCTGTTTCTGTTTCAGTTGTTTCTTCAACAACGGGTCTTACCGTTGGCTCTTCTTTTACTTCTGATTGTTCAATTTCTGCTGTATCCTTTTCTTCAGGAATATCAACATCCATTGCCGGACCAGATGTATCTATATCGACTTTATTGTCTATTGGCATAGTTATCCTCCTCTATGATTAATATTGATGAAATATATCTTCAGGGTTATCGATGGTTGCTAATATTTCATCATCGTTTAGCAATCTTACTTCCCCACCATCAATCTGGATTCTTGATCCAGCGTATCTTGCAAAAATTACCCAATCACCTTTTTTACACCAAGGTCCTTCAGGAAATTTTTCTTTATCATAACAATGTGGACCCATAGCAAGAACTAGACCACAAGTAGAACCTACTTGTTGTCTCTCAATAGTATCTTGTCCAAGATATAATCCACCTTTTGTTTTCTCTGGCATTTTAAATGGTAATACAACCATTCTCCATCCAGTTGGTTTTGGTAATTTATTTGATTCTTTTTTCTTTAGACGTTCATAACCATCAACTTCTTTTTGATGATCGTTTGCATATTTATCTAATAATGCAGGTTTAGTCTTTTGGTCCGAATCGGACGACGTTTTCTGGTTGCTCATTTTTTTGCTCCTTTGGGTTTAGCAGGTTAGAGATTTCCTGTGATATTCTTAAATAGGCATGTGCCTGTCCCATCATATACTTGTATTTTTCCATATTGTCAACACTTCCGCTGATCATAGAATCACCAATATTTTGATAAGATTCTTTTAAGAATTTTTGTATTTTAGTTATTATTATTGTTTCTTCTGGTAACATATTATTCTTCTCCTATTATTGATAAATTAAATGCATAACAAATTCTTTTTTTATCTCTTTCTTCCGCTAAAACATAATGAACTAAATTAGATGGAAAAATTAAATAATCAAAAAGTTTTGGTTTAATTTCAAATATTTTATCATCTTTTACAAAAGTTATATTATTATTTTCAGAAGAAAGATATAAAACTCCTGAATAAGTTATATTTAATCCATCGTGTTTATGTGGATTGTTTGATGAATTTTTTCCTAAAACATTTAACCATCCATATTCAATATTCAATTGAAACATACTATTTAAATATAAATTAAATTTTTTAATTAATTCTTTTTTTCCATCAAAATCATCATGAGTTTGAAAACCATCCACACAAGATCTTGTATAGTCAGAAACTTTATAATTTTCATCTACAAATTTAATTATTTTACGATGCATATTTATTGGTAAAATAAATTTTCCATGAATTACATTAACTGCAAATAAACTATATGTATTTATCATTCTTTCTATTTAAATTTAGCTATCTTATCTTTATTTATTCCTTTTTTAATAACGTATTCTTGAGTTCCATTTGCACCTGTCTCTACTTCTTGTTTTAAGTTTCGAAACAAATTCATTTGTTTATTTTCTTTTTCTTTTGCTTTTGAAAAAGCTTCTAATTTTTTCGTGTCCCGCATAAAATACACTATCTATTTTTACACATAAAATGTCAAGGCCAGCAAAAAACTTGTAAACTATTTTATCTAGCATTTCTTATAGCCTCTTTTCCTTTTTTAAATATTGAAGCAACTTTTGATTTACCCATAACTTTGGCACGTTGTTCTCCAACTGTTAGTATTTGAATTTTTCTAGCAAAGGGTTTACTTATTCTTTTTACTTTTGCAACAGTTTTTCTTGCATCTGCAGGAGTTGCAAATTTTATACTAACTGTATCTTTAGGATTTTCGTCTGTATATAACCTTCTACCAGAACCTTTAGGCTTTTTTCCCGTTCCTTTTTTTGGATCCGCCATTTATAGCTCCTTTCAACATCTTAGCTTGTTTAGTATGAGCTTTAACTGCTTTGCCCAATCCTTTAATTACTTTTTTTATTTTTTCTTTTTTTAACATTTCCATCTCCTTCT